CACCAGATCCTTTTGGAAGAATGGCAAAATCTATATTAGTATCACCACCGGTTGCTGATAAACTAGGTGCGTTGCCAGTGGCTGCGTTTGTAACATCAAACTGATTTACTGCAGAAGATGTTGTTTGAAATATTATCTGCTCGTTTCCGTTTTCATCGTTAATTCCATGAGCATCATCAAAAGCTATATTAAAACTATTAGTGTCTAGATCTCCACCTAATTGTGGAGATGTGTCGTCTACAACATCAGATATACCAGTCCCAATGGCTAGTGTATCGATATCAGGGTTTGTTCCATCATTTGCTGTTGCAAAAACAATTTTATCGCCCTTATCCGTTGCTGAAAATGTAAAAGAATCACCACTTCCAGACGCGTATTTAAATTGCACAGTATGTGCACCTGATGTTGAATTTCTTAAAAAGTAAAATGTTTGTACATCAATTGGTATTGTTACTATTTGGTTTCCTGTAATTGTGCCTGTAAATTCTATCATTCTGTGTGCAAGTTCTGCACCAGTTGCACCATCAGAAACTGCTAACGCAGTTGTCTGTGCTCCACCAGCAATACTTTTTGCTACGTACCCACCAGAAATTTGTTCTACGAGCTGTAAATTAGTGTTTGTTTTTGTACCCCATGTACCGGCATTTTCACCAGTGGCTTGAAGTTCTACCCCTAGAGGGGAAAATGTTGATGCCATAAATTATCTCCTATGCAGCGTCACTATAACTTGTATTCGATCCAGTTGCAACATCAGAATAAGTATCATTTGATCCTGTTGTTACATTACTATAACTGGTGTTTGATCCAGTTGCAACATTAGAATAAGTATCATTCGATCCTGTTGAAACGCTTGTATACGATGTATTTGAACCGGTGTCAATATTGCCATAATGCTGTATTCCAAGTATTCCTAAACTAGCTGTAATTTGATCTAAACTTAAACCCATGACATCTGCTGGAGATAAAGAACCCACAGCTGGGGTTGAAGCTACACCTGTTAACCCTACAACGTCTGCTGGAGATATTGACCCCACACTTGTAGTCACAGAAACACCAGTTAAATCAACTAAAGTTATTGGTCCGATTGTTGCAGAAACACCAGTTATTTCTGCAGGACCAAATTCTAAACCTAACGTGCCTAAACTAGATGTAGCGGCAACACCTGAAATTGCAGAAGGACCAAATTCTAATCCTAATGTCCCCTGACTTACTGTAGCATTTACTCCAGTTACAGATACTGTTGGACTAATTGAAAAACTTACACTACCTACATTTGTTGTTGCCTCTTGACCAGATATTCCAATTACATCAGCAGGAGATATTGATCCCACACTTGAAGTTGCCTCAACACCAACTAAACCTATAACTTGATTTGGAGACTCACCCCAAGAATTATCACCCCAATTATCTCTACCCCAACCAACTAATGTTCCAGAGTATGATAAAGTTGGTGTTGCAAAAGAAGCTTCAACTCCAGTTAAAGGAACACCACGTTCAGCGTCTATATCAACTGTTCCAACACTTGTGGTCATAGAGTGATTAGCACCAATCATCTCTAATAAATATGTAAACGCTGGAGTTATAGATCCAGGAGATGCGGTTGCCTCTTGTCCACTTAATTCATAAATAAATTCTAATGTAGGTGAACCAACATTTGTAGTTGCTTCTTGACCAGATAATGTTCCAGTAAAATCTATTTGTACAGAAACATTACCAATGCTTGTTGTTGCCTCTTGATCAGATAATGTTACTGTAAAATTTATCTCTACACTCGTAGAGCCAAGACTTGTAGTTGCAGCTTGTCCATCAAGTGTAATTGTTTGATCTGAAAGATCTCCCCAGCCACCTTCACCACTCCAAGATTGTGCGCCCCAACCTGTTTTTAAAGTTGTATCTTCGCTCCAATTAGCTTGGCCCCAGGTGAACCTGCCCCATCCTGAAGTAGTCGACATGGTCGACCTCCTACGCTATACGAATGATTGCGTTACTTGCGTCTGCTGTTGGAAATTGAATTGTAAATGTTCCACTAGATACTGTTTTATCACCACCAAATGCGATAACAGCAACAGCTTTATCAGATTGTGTATCGTTATAAATCAATGCACCATTTGCTGTAAAAGAAGCAGAAGTGAAACTTACATCTGCAAAGTCACAGAATGCAGTTGTTCCAGAAGTTGTTGGGGTAACGCTTGTTAATGTAGCACCACCTGCACTATACGCAGATCCTGATGTGTTTGAAATCTCGTTTGATGTTGAATAAGCAGTCGTGCCTGCACCTAAAGATGCATCACTTGTGTATAAAGCTATTTTAAAAGTATGACCACTAGAAGCAGTAAAATTATGCGTTCCAACTAAAATTTCTTGTTTGAAACTTGTACAAATTGCCGATGATATTGCCATAATTTATCTCCTATGGGTTTGCTGAGTTTACTGGAATACGAACAGCGCCATCAGTGTAGTCATCTCTTCGTCTTCTACCAACTTGCTCGTTAGCAAACTTCTGTACCTCTTGTTTATATTTATTTTCGTATAAAGTCAACATGTCTATCGGACCTTTTAAAAACCCATATGTTTCTGATAAACAACAATATAAAAGACCATTTGGAAAATTTAAACTAATGTAATTAGTGACGTTATCTGAAGCTAAAGTAGCTGGCATTTTATTATAGTGAACTCTAAATTTATATGTTGCATCAGGAACCGGAGCTAAAAATATACGTCCAGAATTAGTATCTCCATCTCCTGTAGCTCCACCAAACATGGCATAATATTTAGGTTGACCTCTTTTTGCTGATTCTGTTGACGGCACATATTCTTGTAAATATGTTACGTCTTTCTTCTCTAACCAAACATTTGCCCCTGTTGTAGCAGATGTAGAATCATAAACTTGTATACCTCTTATAAATAAAGCACCTCCTGGAGAATTTATTGATTCTTGACCTACAACTAAATTACCTATTTGTTGAACTCTATCTGCATCAATAGGAACATCTCTCATAATTCTATATTGTGAATTTAAGATTATATTCTCTAAGACAGCGTCCGTTAACACATTAGAATCTGTTTCTGTATAATTTCTAATTTGAGTTACTAATCCACTAAAACTTAATCCAGCCATTATCTAACTATCTCCAAACAATTTAAACAACTTTTTGTAAAAGAAGTGTGTTCCCAACAATATTGTTTTTTTAATAGTCTATACCAAAAAATTTTAATTTTATTTATCATGCTTCTAATGTGACTGGCCCTACTGAACAGCCAACTCCTCCTCCTTGTATTTCTCCTTTTGTAGCAGTATCTGTATCAACTGTAAAGAAGAAGAAATTTGCTACAGCAAAGTCTGTGCTAATTCTTGCACCACTTCTAAATATACCAGTCGTAATTGTATAACCAGCTGCTTTTGCAATATTAGTACCTGTTATACCATCAAAGTCTGAAGGATTTGCAAATTGAAAAGTCCCACCAGATCCAGTCACTGCCAAAGGTGCTCCTCTAAATCTTTGAGTTGAACCATTTGTTAAACCATGACCAGGAGCAGTTACATTTATAACACCTGAACCAGATGAAAGAGTTTCAAAAGGGTTGTCAGGTAAAGAATAAGGAACAGCTGTTTCTATTCTATCTGGTCTTACATGTCTGAGAGATATGGAATCACCATTCATAGGTTTTGGTTCTAATTGTGGTTGTTTAGGTTCAAATTCAGAGACATGCACAAATGATCCGTTCCACTCTCTAACCATTTCTTTATAAGGAAACTCCATGCCTGATCTATCTGATATTGCTCTTGCGTATTTTCCTGTCGCGTACTTTGCCATTATGCTCCTGGGTAATATGCTTTTGGTGTTATATGTGTGCTAGAAGCAGAACCATCTTCTGCTAATGCTCTTGCAAACTCATCTTCATAAATTAATTTCATGGGTTGAATTAAGTTTGGTTGATATTTTTGTGCTAAATAATATGCAAGTCCTGATACCATACAAGGCACAAATCTAAACGGCACATCAGTTGCATTTGTATAATCTCCAACGTCTTGTATTCTTTTTATAAAAAAGAAGTGCATATCTTTAGAAGCATTTGTTGAATCTGGTGTTGGATAGATATGTATCGTAACCTTATCTATGAATCTTTCTACCCAATACTGATTAGGTGTTCCTTTAGATAATTTGTTTGAGAATCCTGCGTATGTGGATCTATCTACTTTTGTCATCGGACTATCTGATTGTGTTGTCTGTGTTCTATTAGATCTTAATTGTGCCTCAAGGACATCGGACATTCCAAATACACTTGCTGGATCTGTGGTCGTAGCTGAAGTTCCATCACCACTTGATCTAAAAAAATCATAGTCTGCTTGACCCTCTATAAGATCTAAATTAGTTGAACCTACCTCCCAATAGTGGATACCTCTATTACCCCATTCTTGAAATAGAATATTAAGAGATCTTCTTGCAGATTTAAGTTGATAACCTGCTACAGAATTTAATCCAATACGTTCAAAAGCATCTTCTATTATTTCTTCAATAGAAAAAGTTTTATCGAACGTTACTGTTCCCGAAGTAGTATTAGCCATTTAAACTCCTACGATTCGTAGACTTTAATCCATTCACAAACAATTGTTCCTGTATCTCCAGCGGTGCAAGCTGGTAAAACAACGTTTACATCACCAGTAAAACCTGTTGCCTCTGTGTTTTTTAATCCACCAAAAGATGAATAATCATATTCCATTTCACCTGCTAAAGTTTGAAATACCACATCTGTGTCTGCATCCCATTGCATTCTAAT